ACGCTTTACGTCTGGTATCAGCGCGCAGGACTGATCGCCCGACAGTTCAACGTGTCGCCACCGCACTGGGAGCGGGTGTCGAAGACATTTTTCAACAAAGATGACGTTGCCGCGGCGGTGATCCGCATGTTTTCCGAGGCGTGGTGGCGCGGGCGCCTGCGTCGGGTCGCGGCTGCCTGGCGCGAACATCTGCAGATTGCCCTCAGCAACGTCAGCAAACGGAGAGCGGCGTATGCGAGCAAACGCTGCGTGACCGAGTGGCGCGAGCAGAAGCGCCGCACGCGCGAATTTCTCAAGGGCATGGAGCTGGAAGATGAAGAGGGAAACCGCATCAGCCTGATTGAAAAATACGACAGCTCGGTGGCCAACCCGGCGATACGTCGCTGTGAACTGATGACCCGCATCCGCGGGTTTGAAAATATCTGTGAGTCGCTGGGCTACGTGGGCGAGTTCTATACCTTAACCGCGCCCGCGCAGTATCACGCGACGCTGAAATCAGGCTTCCCCAACGCGAAGTGGAACGGGGCCAGCCCGACGGATACGCAAATCTACTTTACCCGCCTGTGGGCGCGTATCCGCGCAAAACTGCACCGGGACGGGCGCCGTATCTTTGGTATCCGCGTTGCGGAACCCCATCACGACGGTACGCCCCACTGGCACATGCTGATGTTTATGCTGCCGGAAGACGTCGAATGCGTTCGCCGGATTATCGGGGACTACGCGCGGCAGGAGGAGAACGCTGAGTTGCAGAGCGAAAGCGCCAGACAGGCGCGCTTTCACGCGGACGCGATCGATCCGCAGAAAGGCAGCGCTACCGGCTATATCGCCAAATACATCTCAAAGAATATCGACGGCTATGCGCTCGATGGCGAGACCGATAGCGAAAGCGGTGGGCTGCTGAAGGAGACGGCGTCCGCCGTGTCGGCCTGGGCAGGGCGCTGGCACATTCGCCAGTTTCAGTTCATCGGCGGCGCGCCGGTAACGGTCTACCGCGAGCTGCGACGTCTGGTGGATACCGAGGCCGCGCGCGGTCTGAGCGCTGAGTTTGCCGCCGTCCAGGAGGCTGCCGACGCCGGGGACTGGGCGGGTTACGTTACTGCGCAGGGCGGGCCGTTTGTGCGTCGCGATGATTTACAGGTGCGCACGCTGTATGAGCCGCGCGCCGGGTTTAACCAGTACGGCGAGGAAACGGTCCGCATCCGCGGCGTGTACGATTCCGCCGTTGGCGCGGGCAGCCCAGTTTTAACCCGACTCACGCAGTGGAAAATTGTGCCGAAGCGGGCCGCGGAACTTAAGGATGTGCCCGTATCCTCTCGGAGTTCTGTCAATAACTGTACGCAGACCGATCTTTCTCAACCCCTCAGCCGACGTGCGAGGCGGGCGTTAACCGAACGCATCAAATTCATCCGCCCTGGCGCGTCGTCGCCCGTCGTCTTCGCGAGCGACCCGCAGAACGGCGTACCGGAGAAGGTGATCGATGAGATACGGCTCGTCACCGGGATAGCCATCAGCCGGGCAGAAGCCCTGCATCTGATGGCGGGAGGCATCAGCCGCTTTAACGATAAATGGTGCAGGGGCGCAGCTGACGGATCGCTATTTCCGGCACCGTGTTCTTACCAGCAAAAGGCGCGGAAAATCCTTGAACGTATTGGGTATTTAACGGATCTCTTCGCTCAGAGAGCCCGCTAATCTCCATCCATATCATGCACATACCGTGAAGGGTTCTGATTTTTCGCTTCACTCTTTTTATGAATACGTGCTACTGTATGTTTATACAGTATCTCGTGGTGGAGGTTGTGTGGACAGAGAGTTGAACGAGCAGGTCATGATTGAACGAGTCGAGCTGATTGCGCGACTGACGACGGAAGGAACGTGTCAGGAAAGAGATCGTGAGATTGCCCTGAATTTGATTGCTGAGATTGCGCGGGGAAATTTAATCAAGAACAACGCATTTACCGTTGTGTTCTCAGCATCGCCTGCTCCGGAACGAATCAAAAAAGAGGGCAACGTTCGGGTGAACATTACTCTCGATAAAGATCAGCAGATTGGTCATGCCGTCGTTGAGGCCTTTCAGTGCGAACTGACTCGCAGAATACGATCCCTGTTTCCGTCATCGCGAGTGAACGTGAAAATCGGATCGGTGACGGGGGTCGAGCTCCAGGGGCTTGAAAAAGAAGCCGATCGCGAGGCGCTGGACGCTATCCTCCGGGAAGTCTGGGAAGACGAGAGCTGGCGCTAG